AACCGAAGGAGAACAAGTGTCAGACACTACCGTTCCAGCTCCTGCCGAAGAAACGGTAGAAGCTGCCAAGGTCGAAGCCGCTGCGCCTCGTCCTGCGTTTTACGCAACTCCTCGCCTTGAGTTCACAAAGGCAAAATACCTAGAGAACAGCGTTCGCGCTGCGCTCGGTGATGATGATGCTCGCGCTTATGTTCGCGCAGCTGATGACACCACAACCAACAACGCTGGCCTTGTGCCAACTCGTCAATTGACTGAGGTTGTAAATAACCTTTCAAATGGCGATCGTCCAACCATCGCTGCAATCTCTACTGGAGTTTTGCCTGATGCTGGTATGACTTTCGAAATTCCTCGCATCACTGTTGTTCCAACAGTTGCAGAAGAAGGCGAAGCAGATCCAATCGTTGAGACCGGAATGGAGACCGATTTCATCTCCGTATCAGTTAAGAAGTATGCTGGCGGCCAGACTTTCAGCGTTGAGCTATTAGACCGCTCCTCACCTGCATTCTTTGAAGAGCTTGTGCGTCAGATGGAATACGCATATGCAAAGAAGACTGATGATGCAGTAGCAGCAGTCCTAATTTCAGCAGCTACAGACGGCGGAAACCGCACAATGTCCGGCGCTAACTTCTTGGACTTCTTGTCAGATGCAGCAGTAGATATCTACAAGAACACACTGCGCTTCCCAACTGGTGTTATCGCTTCACCTGATCAATGGGGCGCAATTATGGGTCTAAACAACTCAGGAATTCCTCTATACCTATCCACAATCAATCCTTCCAATGCTTCCGGTAACTTGGTTCTCGGAAACAATGGCGGAACTGTAAATGGCTTACCACTATATGTAGCGAGCAACGTAGGCCCAGGAACAGGTGACGGAACAATCATCGCAGTAGATCGCGAGTCCTTCACTTGGTACGAGTCACCACGCACTCGCCTTCAGACCAACGTAGCGCTTAACGGCCAAATTGAGGTCGCATATTACGGCTATGGTGCAATTGCTACCAAGGCTGCTAAGGGCGCTTACAAGTGGATGGTTGCATAGTAAAACTCAAATAGTGACGGCCAGTCCGCTCCCGAGCTGGCCGCTCACCCAATTAGCTTGAAAGGATAACGAGATGCCAACAATAGTCACGGCTACAGAGCTAAGGACCATTCTTGGCGTCTCGTCATCCCTATATAACGATGCTTATTTAAATGACATTATTGACGCAGCTGAAGCGATAACGCTTCCAATGCTGGTTTCTTATTCTTCTCGAATTATCAAAGCTGAACTGTCAGATGATTTTGCTACTTTTACAACTGCCGACATTCATCCATTCAGCGTAGGCCAATCAGTAATTATTACCGGAGTTAATGCGACTTTCAATGGCACTCATACAGTAACTGATACTGGCCCATCTTATTATTTTAGTTTTCCCACATATCCTTACCCAGCTTCATTTAGTTACACCTTAGGCAATACAGAATTTACAGTAGCGATAACCGCAGCAGATGTAAATGAGTTTAATGTAATACCTTCCGGCTTTGCAGTGTTATCAGGCGCTTCGACTTATGTCGGCAATGCAGCAGTAGAAGCCGCAATCCTTGCTATTTCAGTGGAAATCTTTCAAGCCCGCACCGCTGCTGGTGGAGCAATTGAAGGCGTTGATTTTGCAGTTACACCTTACAGACTTTCCAAAAATTTACTTGCTAAGGTAACTGGCTTGCTTGGTCCATATTTGGACACTAGTGCGATGGTGGGATAATGCCCAGCATTTCAGAGGATATTCGCGGCGCAATCAAAACGGCATTAGCTGGTGTCACCGCTAACGTTTATGATCACGTCCCAGAAGCGCCAATCGTTCCGGCGGTGGCAATAGTCCCTGACTCGCCTTATATGGAATTAGAAGTATTAGGTAAAGTCACGACTCGCGTTAAATTGAATTACACAATTACCGCTTGTGTCGCTTATTTCTCTAACGCAGCTTCATTAGATAACCTTGAAAAACTGGTTCTTAGTATTCTTGGCGCGCTCAACGCGTCCAAGTACGAGCTATCGATCGTTGAAAAACCTTCGGTACTCACAGTCGGCACAACAAACCTGTTGTGTGCAGATATTCGCTTGAGCGTCCGCTACGAGCAAACCGCATAGGAGACCCAATGACAACAATCATCACAGGGCGCGATGTGACCTTCACACTTGACACGAAGCCATATGACGCTCAAACAACCTCAGCTACACTTTCGGCTGAGACAATTATCGAGACCTATCAAACCCTTGATGGTCGCGCATACAAGTCCGTTGATAAGCAATGGACCTTCACAATTGAACTCTTGCAGGACTGGGGCGCTTCAGGCGCTCACGGCTCACTGTTCGAATCAATGTGGGCAAATGCCGAGACAGCTCCAAATACAACAGTAGCCGTTTCATTTACTGCCGCTTCTGGCGCAGTATTCACTTTCAACGTATTGCCAATCTTCCCAAGCGCTGGTGGAGCTGCTCCAGGAGCACTTACCGACACTTGGACCTTGACTGTCGTAGGACAGCCTTCAGAGTCGTTCAGCTAATAGATCGGAGCATCGGGAGCTATGAAATTACCAATAACAATTGAATATAACTCAGGCGAGACAGAAACTTATTACGCTGCTCCCCCTGAGTGGGCTAAGTGGGAAAAGAGCACGGGCAAAGTAGTTTCGAGACTTGATGAGGGAATCGGAATGTACGACCTGCTCTTTCTCGCTTATCACTCTATGAAAAGAGAAGCTGCTGGAAAGCCAGTCAAGTCTTTTGAGATTTGGATGGAGACAGTAGCAGATGTTCAAGCCGGGGTGAATGACCCAAAAGCCACAAGCGCGGAAGTCTAGGCCGATTAATTGTGGAGCTAGCAATAGCGACACAAATACCGATGCAATACTGGACAGAAGCGGAAGATATACTCACAGCACTAGAGATTTTGGAGAAGCGAAACGGTGGCCGACAACGTTGAGTTTAGCGCGTATAGTAAGCGCGAGCTTGCTTCTCTGGCTAAGACATTTACAACTATGGGCGAAGAATCTGTCGAGTCTGCCCGTAAGGTTTCTTACGAAATTGCGAGCTTGGCGAAGACTGAAATCTTAAGCGCAGCCGCTACAAGAAGTAAAAACAACGCCGGAGCCCGCCGAGTGGCCGAGGGTGCATCAATCTCTCGTACTTCAAAGACAGGGCGTCTATCTTATGGTTTCGATGGTCAGCGTTTCTCTGGTGGGGGCTCAACCAAAATCCTATGGCGGGGCCTCGAATTCGGATCTCGCAAATTTAAGCAATTTCCAGAATGGTCCGGCCGTTATGGGCGAGGATCAAGAGGTTGGTTTATCTATCCGTCACTTCGCAAAATTCAGCCTCAATTGACTTTGATGTGGATGAAAGAAGTCAATAACGTCGTTAAGAATTGGAAAAACTAATGGCCCAAGATTATAGAACGTTAAAACTTGAGGTACTTGCCGAGACCAAGCAATTCGTTAAGGGAATGAATGACGCCAATAAAGAGACTGCATCCTTCGGCGATAAACTAGGCGATTTTGCTAAGAAGGCTGGTGCTGCACTCGCCCTAGTCGGTGCTGCCGCTGGTGCTATGGCAATTAAGGTTGGCAAAGAAGCAATTGCCGCAGCTTCCGATTTAGCCGAATCTACTTCCAAGGTTGGAGTTATCTTCGGCGATGTCTCGGAAGAAATTAGAAAATTCGCAGCCCAAGCTGCTTCCAGTCTAGGCCAGACTAGAACCCAAGCTCAAAACGCAGCCAGCACTTTTGCTACTTTCGGCAAGGCAGCTGGGCTAACCGGACAAGATTTATCTAAGTTTTCAATTGAATTCGTAAAGCTGGCTTCAGACCTAGCTTCATTTAATAACACGTCCGTAGATCAGGCAATTAACGCTTTAGGCGCAGCTCTACGAGGCGAAGCCGAACCTATCCGCTCTTACGGCGTTTTACTTAACGATGCCACTCTTAAAGCCAAGGCTATGGAGATGGGCATTTACTCCGGCACTGGCACATTAACTGCTCAACAAAAAGTTTTAGCAGCTCATCAAGTAGTCCTATCTCAGACCACCGATGCACAAGGCGATTTTGCTCGTACCGCTGACGGAATGGCTAACAGCCAAAAGATATTGACCGCTCGTTTAGAAGAAGCAAAAATAACTTTAGGTGAAGCATTACTGCCTATCGCGCTTAATGTAGTCAATCTGTTCAATGACAAATTCCTTCCAATTATTGAGAAAATAGCTGGCGCGTTTTCTAGTCCAGACGGTAAAGGCTTAACCGATAAAGTAAAGCAATTCGTAGATACCGGACGAGAATTCTTAAACCCAATTATTGATGCGACTCGCCAAGCCTTTGAAAAAGTATCTGAAGCGATAACAACCAACAAAGGCAACTTCGAATCTATCTTAAATGCAATTAAAACTGTTTATGATTTCTTTGTCACTTACTTTGTCCCATTCTTAAAGTTTCAGGTAGTCAATGCCATTGAAGGTATTGGAACGGCTTTCTCAACAGTGGCCAAGGTTGTGGGCCCAATTGTTGGATTTATCGGCGATGTGGTTGGCGGAATTGTTAGCACAGTAGATCGCGCAATTAAAGCAATTGTCAGCTTAGTCAATAACGCAATCGATGGAATTAATAAGGTTATCGCGGCCTATAACAGAGTCAGCATTTTGAAGGATATTCCATCAGTGCCTAAAATCGGAACCTCTGGCACTACGACAAATGCCAATAACGTTCCAACTACTAGCTTGCCTTTTGGCGGTGCAAATATAGGCGGAGGCTCGACAACTACTGCTAGCTCTGCAATTGGTAGCGGCTTAGTCGGTAATGCCCTAGGCACTGCTCTAGCTGCTGGCTTAGGTGGCGGGGCCGGAACTAAGGGTGCTGGCACAACTCCAGGAATGACTCTCATTGAGAGAGTTACTCAAGAAAACTTTCTCAAATCACTTGAAACTAATTTTGATGTCGCAGCATTTAGACGAGGCGAAGAGGCAGACCGACAAGTAGTAATCAATGTCAATTCGCCGTCAATTATTGATCAGAATGGTTTTACTGCTGCAGTGGTGGAAGCTCTTAATCAAACACAACGCCGCACTGGTGGCGGGGGTAGTCAGCTAGTCTTATGACGATTTGGAGTCCCGAGTATCGAGTAAAGATAAACGGCTACACCGTTACAGGCGCGACACTAAGCGGCTTAACTATTACCTCAGGCCGTACAGATATTTACTCTCAGCCTTTAGCCGGATATTGCAATTTGACCTTAATTGAAACTCAAGAGTCGAGTGTCCCGTATGAAATAAATGATCCAATTTCTATTGAAGTGCAAGATTCAGCTTCTAACTGGGTCAGCTTATTCGGCGGCTTTTTAACTGACGTATCTATAACCGTTCAAACTAGCGGCTCTTCAGCTATAAGTCAGAAAATTCAAATTATTGGCGTTGGAGCCCTAGCTCGTCTTAATCGCAGCGTATTCACTGGCAACCTAGCCCATCAATTTGATGGTGACCGCATCTATGATTTATTAAGCACTGCGCTATTTGACTCTTGGGATGAAGTACCAGCTGCAACCACTTGGAACGATTATGACCCTGCGACCACTTGGGAAAATGCGGAAAACTCAGGACTTGGAGATATCGACCAGCCCGGAGATTATGAGCTTCATTCACAAAGTAACGTCAATGCCACTCTTTACTCGTTAGTAACTTCTTATGCCACGTCAGCTCTTGGCTATGTCTATGAAGATGCTCAAGGCCGCATCGGTTATGCAGATTCAACCCGTCGGGCCCAATATCTCGGAACTAACGGTTATGTCGATTTAGACGGCAATCACGCAATTGGCCCAGCTCTTAACATTACTAAGCGGGCGGGTGACGTACGCAATAACATTACTGTCGGTTATGGATCAAATGGCACTCAGCTAGTCACTGACTCAGATGCGACGTCTATCTCCCTTTACGGAGACTTGGCCGCTACTTTTCCGACCACTCTTCGCAACCAAGGAGATGCCGAAGCCCAAGCTGCCTTCTATTTACTCATCCGCGCATATCCTCAATATGCTTTAAAGCAGATAACCTTTCCGCTAGGCAACCCAGAAATTGACGATACTGACCGCGACTCTCTGTTAAATGTATTTATGGGCTTGCCGCTCAATATTCAGAACCTCCCCGGAAATATGACTAATGGAGAGTTTCAGGGTTTTGTTGAAGGATGGACTTGGACGGCTAACCTTAACTCCCTGAGCTTGACCCTTAATCTCTCGCCTGTCTCATTCTCACTCCAAGCCTTTGGCTGGGATGATGTGCCAGTGACCGAGACTTGGCAGACGCTTTCACCTACTTTAACTTGGCTAGACGCTACAATAGTGGCCTAAAGGAGAACTATGGCAAATACGACAAATTTCGGATGGGAAACCCCTGACGATACAGATTTAGTTAAAGATGGAGCCGCAGCGATGCGGACTCTTGGCAATTCCATAGATACTTCATTGGTGGATCTTAAGGGCGGCACAACTGGTCAGGTGCTAGCCAAAGCGTCTAATACAGATTTGGATTTTACTTGGACAAACGGCGGAGATATAACTGAGGTCGTTGCTGGTACTGGTTTGTCCGGTGGGGGAACTAGTGGTTCAGTAACGTTAACAAATACAGTGGCAACTGCTTTTGATGCCGCCGGAGATTTAGTTTATGGAACTGGTACCGATACTTTTACCAAATTGTCTGTTGGGACCGCTGGCCAAGTTTTAACAGTAAATTCAGGTGCTACCGCTCCAGAGTGGAAAACTCCGGTTTCTGGCAGTTTAACCGAATTAGCGTCAGGTTCTTTATCTGGTACAACGACAACAATCAGTTCAATTAGTGGTTCTTATAAAAATTTGCAATTAGTCGTTAGAGATTTTAAGGGTGGAAATACCACTGGTGGTTTTTACGCTCAATTGAGAGTGAATGGTGACAGCGGCACAAATTACACCGGGACTGGTATTCAAAATGTTGGAGCGAGTCCTTACACTTTTTCGACAACTCAATTTAATATTAACCAAGACGATATTGATCGTAACGTTGATCGTAATGCCTCGATAGTCATTAATTTTTTTGATTATGCCAACACAAGCTCAAATAAAATTATTGAAAGTGTTATAACTGGCACCAAGGACGCTGCATTTTATACGGGAGCTTCTTTTGGTACATATAGGCCAACAACTGCCGCTGCAATCAGTTCAATTTCTTTAATTTGCAGCGATGCCGCTGGTTGGACTCAAGGAACTTACATACTTTATGGAGTGTTATAAAATGCCTACAGTCAAAATTCATAATGCTGAGACGAATGAAATAATTGAAAGAGAAATGAATGAGGAAGAATTGGCTCAGTTCAAAAAGGATTTAGCAGCTGCACAAACAAAAATAGAAGCAGCCAATCAAGCTCAATCCGCCAAAACAGCTTTATTAGAAAAACTCGGAATAACCGAGGATGAAGCTAAACTGCTGCTGAGCTAATGGCTAGACTCTGTAAAGCCGGACAACAACTCAGGGAACAAATCGATGACGATTATCCTGAGCGCGATCGTAAGTCTGATGGTTGGGTGGCTGATGCTCGTCATTATGCCTCTAATTCTAATTCGGATCATATCCCGCGAGATGGAATTGTCAGAGCTTTAGATATAGACGCTAACCTCAACGCTCATCCCGAAGAGACTTATGCGCTAGTGGAGAAAATCCGCAAATGCGCAAAGCGCGGGGATAAACGTATCAAATACATAATCTACGACGGAAAAATTATGAGCCCGATTCTTAACTGGAAGCGCAGAAAATACAGAGGTGCAAATCCTCACCGCTCGCATTTCCACATTAGCTTTACAACTCTGGGAGACAATGACGGCAAATGGTTTGACCTAGAAGGAGAGCGAATAAATGAACGAGTTAAAACTAATGGTCGGAAGCTGGGCAAAGACATTCCTAGCAACAGCACTAGCGACCTACCTAGCGGTCGGCTTGGATGCAGAGACAATAATCAATGCTGCTATTGCTGCCGTATTGCCGAGCATAATTAACTGGCTCAACCCTAACTACGAGCGTTATGGCAAAGTCCGGTAATGGACGCTAATACAATCGCTGGCTTTGTGGCCTCAGTCCTGGGTTCAATAGCTCTACTAATTGCCGGACTTCGTTACATAATTAAACTCGAGAACATTCCACTAATTTCGCGACTCGATAAGTTAGAATCTACTCTTGAAGTCGCTCTCCGGGAGAAAGTGGTCAAAGGTGGCACAAAAGCGCGTCGCTAAAAAGCCAGTTAAGAAAGTGGCTAAAAAGCGCAGAACAGTTAAAGAGCTGCCTACCAAACTAGATTTCTGGGCTATTGCCTGTAAAGAGATTTATGAGACTTGCCGCCGGAATGGAATGGACGAAGGAACGGCTTTGGCTTTTGCTATGGATCGTTCGTCTTGGCCGGACTGGGTTATCGACCCTTCAGACCCGATTAAAAAAATTGGGTGGGAAGACGGAGAAGAGGACGTTTAATTTACCTTCGCGAGGTTGAACTCTTTGAGGCTCTTAAGTCGATTTACCCGGACTTAACGCCTTTATCAGCGACCGACCGAGCAGACGGCATTACCCACGACGCATATATCGAGATGAAGTGCCGCCGGACTCATTACCCGACTCTTTTAATCGAGAAGAAGAAATGGGATTATCTGGCCGATATAAGGGCTAGAACGGGTGCTAGAACGCTTTATATTAACTCCACCCCACAAGGGGTCTATTGCTTTGATTTAGGGGCTATAAACGAGCCTGAGTGGGCTTTAAAGGCCTTGCCAGATAAGACCGACTTCGCCAATAGAGGCACAGTCCAAAAGCTAGCCGGCTACTTAGATATACGACTCGCCGAGCTGCTACTTGTATAAATCCATTTAATTAAATACATTTATCCCACTAAATCCATTTATCGGGTTTAGAAGGGAGAAGAAATGATAAATACGCCGAATTTAATTCGGTTTGATACCACCTCTGGCGCTTGGTCAGATGGTAAAAACTACGTTAAAGGCCAATTGATTCGCCGTTATGCGGTTGAGTCATTAGGCCGTAAATCAGTTAGAGGGCGATTAAGTAGGCAGGAAATCTCGGCCTATTGGTTAGACAGATTCGGAGTAAATGCCGATGTTGAGTGAATACCAAGACGCAATAATCTTCAGCGTAACTATTGCTGGTTGGTGGCTTTTACACCGAGCCATTCTGGGCATCAAAGCCAAAGCTTTTAATGATGGATACAAGAGAGGAAGAGCGAGCTTAAATGTCAGAGAGATCGTTAAGTGACTGGCTCTCGGACGCTGGTAACACCCTCGAAGACCGGGGGATGGAATATGGTGACCCGAGACACAATCTATTACGCATTTACAAAATTGCGAAATCACTCGGTATTCAGCTCCGAGACCCAGCTGACGTTGCGCTGGTGTTTATCGCGACAAAGCTCAGCCGAATGGTGGAAAGTCCAGAGCGCGAGGATTCGTATCTCGATCTCATTGGATACGCCGCTATCTTGGGTAGATGCCGATTCACTTCGCCAGAAGATTGGGACTACGTTGAGTCTGATTCGGAACACTAACAATCACCAATGGTGTGATTATTGCAAATCTCGTTGGGGACAATTAAAAGACGGCTCTTGGCATTTAAAAGCACAAGTGCCAGCTGTCTGGAAAGTCCAAAGCGAGACACCTAACCGAAAAGCCCAAGTGCGGTTTTATTGCCAAGCTTGTGCTAATGAGGCGCAAAACTGGCCAGACGGAACGTTTTGGTCATTAAGAGAACAATTAACTTACGCGATAGACCAATTCGCAGGACGGGAGAAATTAGATGTCGAATTACCTTGATGATTATGTTTCTGTGCAAGACCGCTTAAAGGAGTTCATAAATGCTTATCCAGACTATCGGATTAAAACTCACGTCCTTGAGGAGTCGCTTACTCCTAATTGTGACGTATATATTGTTAAAACTGAGCTTTATCGTACTGAGGCGGATGCTGCGCCTTGGACTACGGGACTTAGCTCGGAGTCAAAGTCGAAACAATATGCTTTGGAACTTGCAGAGACGGGCAGTTTGGGACGAAGCCTCAATCTCGCTGGCTTTTTTGCTAAACCAAACTCAACACCTAAAAAACCAATTCAGACGCTCAACCCGAAATTGGCCGAGTTTGTAAAAGAACAAAGACCAAATGACCCCGACCCAATCGTTTGGGATGTTAGCGAAGTAGCCGACAAGCTAGGCGCTGAGATAGTTGATGAGATTCCATTATGCAACCACGGCCCGATGGTGCTCAAGTCCGGCACAAAAGAAGGCAAGGAGTATCGAGGCTGGGTCTGTCCTGAGCGCGATAAGTCTGCTCAATGTCCGGCTAAATGGATGCGCATTGGATCAGATGGCAGTTGGGTCTTCCAGAAGTGAGTTTAGAAATGCACCCCTTTAAGTGCGGCCAATGCAAAAAGGTAACCGCACATAGGGAAATCAGACGATATGCCTCTGAGATAAATGAGGGGCAAGAAGTCTGGTTAATGGAGTGCCAGAATTGCTTTGAGATGCGCTTAATTGAGCCAGTCGAGCGGGTAGCTAGTAAAGAGGATGACATAACTAGATGCGACCAATGCGGTAATTACAAAATGAAAGCCGCACAATGTCGTATCTGTAAAATAGCTGCTGGTCAAGAGCGCATCAAAGAGCGATACTGGACAGGTGGCGCAACGCTTGAGAGGTTTATTGATGCCGACATATGATTTCTACTGCTCCTACTGCGATGACCAATGGGAGATATGGTTATCGATTGAGGCATCTAATCAAACAATGGTGTGTCATTGTGGTTCGCCATTAAAGCGCATCTATACTGCCAACCCGGTTCATTTCAAAGGGGACGGATGGGCGAGCAAAGAGAAGTAAAGAGACGCATCCACTCCATTAAATACATATATCAAATGATGGAGTGGGGCTTCTCAAAAGAGTTTATTGCCCGGGATATGGGCGTAGAGCTTAGCTCATTAGAGACTAGGCTAAGAAGGCACAAAGAAAGGGAGCAGAATGACAATAAAAGACCTAAGCCTAAAGCTAGCGGCAATAAGCCTATTAGCGGATCAGGCCAAGAAGTTAAAGGACGAGCTAAGAGCCGAGCTAAAAGTCCAGATGGACGAGC